AGACATGAATGATGAAATGAGAGTTTTAAAAACAAGCAGCAGAATTAGAAGTGAAATCGATCCCTTGGAAATCCCTGAGGTTTGTGATTTGAAATATTATGAAGCGTTGGCTCTAAGGCGAAGCGATCCAGATGTGTTAGGAATTATCCTTAATGCGTTTAAGTATGGGTATCTGCAAGCACAGAAAAATAGAGGTTGATTCCACTTTGCCCACAATGCCCGTTTTTTCCGTGTTAATATGATATTAGGAAAAATTCCATAACGACACTTTTGGCAGGTTTATGACAGAATCTCCTTCCGGAAAGCTCCCTGTGATGGGAGTTTTTTGGTTGTCGAAAATGAGTACATGGTGTACAATACTTTGTGTATTCTGAGGGAAGGGGCAGGAGCTTATAGTGTCATTTGTAGGTACGTTATTGCGCTGATTATCATTCTTTGGCGGATCTATTATAAGCAAAAGGAGGCGATGTCTATGACTGAAATTTTCGAGACTATCAATTTCACGATGACGCTGCTTTTGCCCTCAGAGTATAGAATGAGAATCATGTATGAGAGCCAGCCGGCTCTCTTTTCTTATACCCAAAACAAAACGAATGAAGAGAGGTGGTGGTTGTGGGAAGAGCACGAAACCCAAAAACAGACGAAGCTGAAAAGCTTTTTTACAAGGGAATGAAATTAAAGGATATCGCTTCCAGGCTGGAGGTGCCGGAAGGAACCGTAAGGCGCTGGAAGAACACATATGGATAAAAAAGCGAACGTTCGGAAACGAGGCGGCCAGATCGGCAACAAGAATGCTGTCGGTGGAAATCAGTCCGCACCGCTTAGAAATCATAACGCTGAGAAGTTCGGTTTCTTTCGGAAGTATCTTCCGGAGGAGACCGTTTCTATTATCGAGGAGATGCCAAAGGATCCGCTGGACGTCCTCTGGGATCAGATCCAGATCGCTTACGCTGCGATCATCCGGGCGCAGCAGATCATGTACGTGCAGGACCGGGATGATAAGACCATCGAACGGATCGAGGAAAAAGACGGCAATGTGTGCGGAGAAAAATGGGAAGTTCAGCAAGCCTGGGACAAGCACGGGAATTTCCTGCAGGCTCAGGCAAGGGCACAGAAGACGCTGGAGAGTATGATCAACAAGTACGACGATCTGTTGCATAAGAACTGGGAGCTGGCTACAGAAGAGCAGCGTGCCCGGATCGAGAGGATCAAGGCAGATACAGAAAGAATCAAGGGCGGTGAACAGGCATCCACGGAGGATAAGGTCGCCAAGCTCTTTGATGCGATAGGGGCTGAGCTTGATGCTGAGTAAGATTTACACACCGAAGCAGATAGAGATCCTAAAAGCCTGCCGAAACACTGACTGGTTCATGCTTATAAATCACGGCGCCAAGCGTTCCGGGAAGACCCAGCTTGATAACGATCTGTTCCTGGCAGAACTTCGGAAAGTTCGCCAGACGGCAGATACGCTGGGGATCGATACGCCGCAGTATATCCTTGCAGGGTATTCGCTGGGAAATATTCAGGATAATATCTTGACGGAGCTGTCCAATAAGTACGGCTTCGAGTTCAAGTTTGATAAATATAATAACTTCAACCTGTTCGGCGTGAAGGTGATCCAGACCTCACACGGATCCATATCAGGTCTTGGCCGGATCAGAGGTATGACAGCATTCGGAGCATACATCAACGAGGCGTCGCTTGCCAATCAGGACGTCTTCGATGAAATCAAAGCAAGATGCAGCGGTAAGGGTGCAAGGATCATCGCAGATACCAACCCGGATCATCCGGAGCATTGGCTGCTGAAAGACTATATCAAGTCGGGAGCATCCGGGATCTTGAGCAATCATTTTTCCCTGGATGACAATACCTTCCTGGATGAAAGGTATGTCCGGGAGATCAAAGCGACGACCCCGAAAGGCATGTTTTATGATCGGGGTGTTAAAGGTTTATGGGTTTCCGGAGATGGGGTCGTTTATCCGCAGTTTGATCGGCAGAAGCACTCCATCACCGCTGATCAGGCACGGCAGATCAACTTCGATCGGATCATCGCCGGTGTTGACTGGGGGTGGGAGCACTACGGAGCAATCGTTGCGATCGGAGTAAAAGGAAGAAGCTACTGCGTGCTCGAGGAGGATGCAACAAAGCATAGATACATAAATAGATGGATAGAAGCTGCAAAGGGGATGATTGCCAGATACGGTAATATCCCTTTTTATTGTGACCCGGCAAGACCAGAGCACATTGCGGCTTTTCAGAAGGCTGGCATCCGGGCTTATTTCGGAAACAACAGAGTGCTTTCCGGGATCGAGGCTGTGGCCACGCTGATGCAGAATGATCTGTTTCTGATCGTGTACGATGAGTGCCCGCGGTTTCGGGAAGAGATCTTCAAGTACATCTGGAAGAAGAACTCGGCCGAGCCGCTAAAGGAAATGGATGACGTGCTGTGTGCGATCCGGTACGGGATCTACTCGGATATGACTGTCAGTACCAATCCAGAGCCGGACAAGCAGATGGATCAAGCGAAGAAACTGAAAGGAATGATTTAGTATGGATAAAGTAAATGAATTTGAACATGGCGAAGATCGCCGCCCATATAACGTATCTAAGAGCTTTCAGCAGCTCTACGGACCAGAAGCAAACTTTTCGTACCGGGCTCACACGGCAGATGAGATCCTGTCAGATGTGAAGAAGCTACAGGATATGATCCGGGATCACTACGAAAAACAGTGCCCGCGACTTGCTGCACTGGATGATTATATGAAGGCGAGAAACACCGGGATCTATAACGATGAGAATCGGCGGGTCGAAGAAGGTAAGGCAGATCACCGTGCAGCCCACAACTTCGCAAAGATCATCAATGTGTTTGATGTAGGATATAACACCGGGATCCCGATCAAGAAATCTAGCGATAATGAGAAAATCAACGAGATGGTCACCGAGTATGACAAACTCAATGACGTAGAATCTCTGGATTCGGAACTTTGGCGGGACTTCAAAAAGTACGGCAGGGCATATGAGCTGCAGTACAGAAACAGAGCCGACGAAGATCGGTCGGTGATCAGTAACGCATTCGAGACGTTTGTCTGCTACGGTCTGGATGTAGAGCGAACCCCGCTCTTTGCAGTGCGATACCCAAGATACCGGATCGGCAGTCGGGAGGAAGTGACGGTCAGTGTTTACACAGACAAGGAAATCATCACATATCGGCCGACCACTATGGCAGCGCTGAAGCTGGTAGAGGAGAAAAGAGAGCGGCATTACTGGGGAGAAGTCCCGATCACGGAGTATTCCCCGGATCGATACCGGCAGAGCGGATTTGAGGATGTGATTCCTCTGATCGATCTTTACGATGCCGCACAATCCGACACCTCAAACTACATGACAGATCTGAATGAGGCTACGCTGATCGTTTCCGGTGATCTGGATCTGTCAAAGTACACGGTAAAAGAAGTTGTCGAAATGAAGAAGGCGAATCTGCTGCTTCTGGCTAACGGGATAAATCCGGACGGCAGCAAGTCGCAGACCGACGCTAAGTACATCTACAAGCAGTATGACGTCAGCGGAACGGAAGCCTATAAGGAGCGTTTGCAGGATGATATCCACAAGATCTCCTTTGTGCCAGATCTGACCGATGAGTCCTTTTCCGGGAATCAGTCCGGAGAAGCTATGAAATATAAGCTGTTCGGATTCCAGCAGACTGCAAAGGACAGCCAGAGGGGATTTAAGAAGGGTCTTGTGAGACGGTACCGGCTGCTTCTGAATATCAAGAAGTTTGTCAACGAAGCCAGTAACGACGATTTGGGAAACTTTACAGTAACATTTACTCCGAATCTACCGAAGGCGGTACTGGAAGAACTGAAAGCCCTGGTGGATGCCGGAGCAGAGTTTAGCCAGGAAACGCTACTGGAGCTGGCGTCGTTTGTTGAGAATATCAAGACTGAGCAGGAGCGGCTGCAAACGGAAGCAGAAGAACAGAAAAAGGATCCTGTGATGAGGGACATGTTCGGCGGTGACGGCGATGGCAACGAATAGTGAATACTGGAAAAAGCGGGAACAGGAAAATTTGCGAAAGAACCTCAAATCTGAAGCGGAGTATGCGAAAGAGATCCAGCAGACCTATAATTTTGCCATGGATCAGATCCAGAAGGAAATAGATTCGTTCTATGCAAAATACGCCAAGGACGAGGGTATAACTATTGCCCAGGCTAAGAAGCGGGCATCCAAGCTTGATATGGAGGAATACTCCCGGAAGGCGAAAAAGTACGTCAAGGAGAAGAACTTCTCCAAGCAGGCCAATGAAGAAATGAAGCTGTACAATCTCACTATGAAGGTCAACCGGTTAGAGCTTTTAAAGGCGAGCATCGGACTTGAACTTGTCAGTGCTTTTGATGAGCTGCAGCAGTTTTATGAACAGATCCTGACGGATCGGACGCTGGATGAGTTTGAACGGCAGGCCGGAATCTTGGGATCGTCTGTTCCGGATGACGTGGCCGGAAAGGCGGCTGCAATTGTAACCGCTTCGTTTCATAATGCAAAGTATTCCGAGCGGATCTGGATGCATCAGGATCTTCTTAGGAATGAGCTGGGAAAGCTGCTGACGAGGGGAATGGTTCAAGGGAAGAATCCACGGGTACTTGCCCGGGAGCTTCGTAAGACGTTTGATGTGTCCATTTACAATTCCGAGAGGCTGATGCGGACGGAGCTTGCCAGGGTGCAGACGGAAGCCCAGCTGCAGTCCTACAAGGAAAACGGCTTTGAGGAATATGAATATATGGCATGCCATAACAGGGATGTATGTGCGAACTGTAAAGCACTGGATGGCAAGATCTTCAAGATCGATGACGGGATGCCAGGAGAAAATGCACCGCCGATGCATCCTTCTTGTCATTGTGCAACTGCAGCTTATGTGGATCTGAACGCTTATGAGAAGTGGTTGGATGGTTATAGTGAGCACGGGATGAGCTTTAAGGAATGGGATGAGAAAACCAGCACAAATACTAAAAAGCGTGGTATAATAAATAAAGCGAAAGCAAACACAGTATTTACATATTCGAGTCTTCCGGCCAATAGCGATATACGAGCGGAGGGCATCTTCGACGAGTTAAACAAGACTAGGATTGGGAAGCGGGCGATTCAGTATATGGAGGAGAAGGGATTGCACTTTGAGCTGAGTTATCGTCCAGAACCCAGCGGAGATCGAGCATACAGTCAAGGCGATTTCATGAAGCTGCATGTTTTGAACAATGCAAATGAGCGTTATGCAGCAGCTGCTGTCGTGCATGAATTGACTCACCATTATTACGACACAGGTGGATGTCAGAGAGCAGAAGTATTGTGCTACATGAATGAGCTCAGACAGATGCGAAACATTGATTCACTGACCATTAAAGATATGCGATATGTTATAAGTGTTGTAAAGGATGCCTATGGTGATTTTAAATGGAAAAAAGGAGGCTATTTTAATGGGAAGCCGTATTGATAAAGATATTTCTAAAGAGTTACGGGCCGGCACAAAAATAATGTGCATGAAGTGTGGCAAGGGAGTTTACAGACCAGTTGGAGCAGATTGCAAGACCGCGCATTCGTTTTTATGTGATAAATGCAATGATGAAGTTCGGTTTACACCAAATGTGACAGTAGAATAAATAAAGAATATGCAGTAATACTCGATAGCACGTAGCAATGCGTGTTATTTTTATACTTGTTGTAAGGAGGAACGAAATGAAATCTGTAGATGTCAACGTAATTGAAGGAACGCAGCGCTGGACAGAACAGCTGAAAGCCTGCGGGCAGTCTATAATAGATAACGCAGAAAAGCTGGCGGATATCAGTAAGTTCCAGACGGAACTAAAAGTCACGATCAGTATCAGCAG